CCCAGCCAAAGACCTGCAAAGGTTAATTTCATCATTTGCGTTGTCTTTGTTGGCTTGTTCTGTGGCGCTGCCTGGCACAGCCTGACCAGCACTTTGGATCAACAGCAGCGCACTCATTGCGAGCAAGGTTGGCAACCTGCCTGCGAAGCTCTTAAATGACGGCAAGCATTACCTTTTCAGTCCTTGGCACACCTGTGCCGCAAGGGTCTGTAAGGGCTTATCAAAGCCGAGTCATTGCTAACAACGCTGAAGCTTTGGCCTCTTGGCGTAATGACATTGCAGTTACTGCCCAGCGCAATAAGCCTGCTGACTGGGACACTAAAGCCCCAGTTGAGCTGAAATGTGTTTTTGTTTTTCCTCGCCCTTTACATCACTTTGGGTCAGGTAAAAACAGCACAAAGCTTAAGCCACTTGCTCCCAGACATCACGTCACAACCCCTGATCTTGACAAGCTTTTGAGATCATGCAGCGACGCGATTGGGGATGCAGTCGCCCGCGTCTTGCTACACAACGATTCTCAAATCTGTTCAATTTATGCAACCAAACGCTATGCAACCGATGACTTCCTCGGAGCTCACATCACCGTTACCCCACTTGGCTAAAGCTCTTATTGAGTTTCAGTCTTCTGTTCCTACTATCCATGACAACGCCGAAAGCTTTCATGGTGGTTTTGCCAACCTCCCTGGCGTGTTGTCAAAGATTGGCCCTGCGCTAAGAGCGGCTGGCCTAGTTGTTTGTCAGCTGCCTGAAGAGATCAACGGCGAACCTGGTTTGCGCACAACGTTGATGCACATTAGCGGCGAACACGTTTCAGCTCTCACACCTCTTGCCATTAATAGCGGCAAGAATGGGACACAAGAATGGGGAAAAAGTGTTACATATACCCGTCGCTATGCTCTTCTGTCAGTCTTAGGTCTTTCCGTTGGCATAGAAGACAATGACGCCGACATTGCAGAAAAAGCACCTGCTAAGCCTGCAGCAAAGATTGAAGGCGTTGCTGACAAAGATCAACCACTATCAAAAGAAGACCGCGAACAATGCCTTGGCTTGATTCAAGAGTTATCAGCTGAGGGCCTGCAAAGTTTCTTGGCTGCATTTCGGAGCCAGTTTGGCCTCGCCAGTGATGCCAAAGTCGCACCAGCTTTAACAGGCGTCAAGCATCAAATCTGGCTGAACGAAAACCTCAAGAACCATGTCTAACGAAAAAACACCAGAACAAAAGCGTGATGCAAAACGTCGTCACCTTCATTTTCAAGTGCGGCTTGACCCACTGTTAGCCGCCAATTTGCAGCATTACGCGGATGCCAATCACAACGGCGTCCCTAATGCAGCAATTAAAACCATTCTTTCCCAATTCTTCAAAGGTATTAATCACAATGTCTGATTTCAACATTGGTTTTGTTCAGTTCACCACGTTAGAGGAAAACAAAAAGTCAGAAAAAAGCCCAGACGTTACAGGAACACTAGAAGTTCTTGAATCAAACATCCCTGAGCTGATCAACTATCTGCAGAATGCAGAACGTGAGCTTGATTATCAGGAAGAAAACAGTGTCGTCAAGATTCGCTTAGCTGGCTGGAATGGCACGACACGCAAAGGAGCACCTATGCTTAAAGGCAAGCTAAACGCGCCTTATCGTCCTGAGTCAAAACCTGCACCAGCAAGCAACTGCACTGTTGATTTCTGATTAACTCAATGGCACGGCTAGCTACCGTGCCTATCCTTTTGATATGAAGCCAACCATTAAGCAAGTCAAAAAAGACGGCAAACTGATTTGGCAAATAGAAGCCGCTGGCGTTGTTCGCTACCACGAGCAAGACTGGCAAGCTCAATGGCTTTACAGCTACTTAATGCGCCTCTATAACTGCAAAGAGACCAACCTTCAAAAGTCCTAAGCAATTGAGTCATGGCCCCGGTCAACATGAATTGGACCACCCGCCCTCAAGATCAAATTGATGCGGCCAAAGCAAGGGTTAGAGACACGCTGCACGAATCCAACCCAAAGCTAACTGCATTAGAAAAAGCTTTTAGGGCTTCTGCGTTGCGTCATAAAAGACGGCCTCAAGCAAAGCAATGTGACCAACAGCTTGTTTAAGCAATTTGCCTTGATGCCATTGTTGACGTGCCATTGCAACGCATAGCTGAGACAAAACATCAGCGTTGTTGCAATCCTCAATTTCTCGAACGCTACGCTCCAAGGTCAACTCCTCTTCAAGGCTTGGCCTGATTACCATCCAATCGAAATTGTTTGAGGCTGCGTTTTTCGGAAGCATAAGGCTCCTCTGTCTTAAACCGTATGTAATCACCTATAGCTGGCAACAACCAGTCCTGCACTGGTAAGCAAGCTTCCCAATTGACAGGTTGCACGCAGTTCATTACAACTGTCGTCCAAAACGCACTGATGTAACCCCAGTTCATCGGTCAACAAATACAGCCCAGCCGCTTGCTTCTCCTTCTATTGACCAACGTTGATAAAAAGCAGGGCGAGACATTCTGATTAGCTGCCCTGATTTTGTGGTGTCATGGCCGCCACGCTCCATATCTGGCTTGCCCATCGGATCCATAGCAATGAAATCATCCTTGTCGTAGCCAATAATTACGCTCCAATGACCGCAGCCATTGTTGTCGCACACTGCTGGCTTTCCTTTTGTGAAATCGCCTTTGTGCAACCAGCCAACCATTAACGGTCTGCCAGCCTCAATTTCAATCTCAATGTCCTCCACTCTTGTGTTTTTGCGGAACTCAGCGTCCAAACCAAGTGACTTTAAAGCAGACACCTGCGCATGAACTTCAGTCGTGTCACCAAATTTCCGGCGTATCTGCCGATAAGCGTCCTGGCTTTTTACGCCATGGTGGAACGCCACAACCATGGCAGCAGCAGAGTCAAAGCACTCTCGATACCCGTAACCAGTAGGACTATCTAGCTGGTTGTAATACGGAACGCCATAAACCTCTTGATGGATGCCGCTGGTTTTCCACATTTCAAACCATTCAGCTTCGTCATCAAGCAAGTCTTGATCAATAGACTTTTCCAGCTCCGCAATAGCAGCTAGCTGATGGGGATCACCTTTCTTAAAGAATTGGAAGAACGGAAGGAGTGACAGCAAGCCCACAACTACGACCCAGACCCACATTTACTTCTCAACGCGCTCTCCAGGGAAGATTAGGTCTTGCACATATTTGCAAGCAACGTCATCTAGCTGATTGTCTGTCTGCTCGCTGATCTTGATCAGACAATCCAACAGCAACTGTTTTACGGCCTTTGACTTGATGAAGCCAAACAGGATTGGCTTTAAAAGTAAAACCATGAGAGCACTGTATGTGCCGAAAGTCTAGTTCCTGTCTTGTATGCCTTCAAGGCGAGCAATCGCCCTTTCGGCGTCGCTAAGCCTGGCAAACACTTCTGTCGATATGGCGGTCTGCTCTCGACGGAAAAGATCGACTTGAGCACTTAAATTGTCTACAGAGCTTGTAAGGCGCACCAACGAATCACGACCCTGCTGGCTTTCGCGGCCTGCACTTTTGGCAGCCAGGGCACATGCCCCCACGCTTGCCCCAGCTATAGCCGCCCAAACCTCTACCACACTTTTCGACCTAATTACCGCACATCATGGCAGAAGAACAGGTTAAGCAGGAGCAAGAGCAAGAGCCCGAATCAACGCCGTTGGCGGATTTCGTCAAACTGGCTGTTCTTACATGGTCGATCGTGATGCTCAGTCTTAATTACCTGGGCTACGTCAAAGCGATGGACCCAACCTTCCCTGCTTCGTTGCTTACTGGAACAATGACCAGCTTTGGCGTCAACATCAAACGCGCCAATGGCAAGAAGAAAGATGAGCCTACACTTAAAGAAGAAACCCCTATCTCCAAGCCAAAATGAGGCGTTTTCTCTTTGTATCGTGTCTAACGTTTTTTGCGATAAGTCCTGCGTCAGCAGACATTACGCACGCAATCAAATCTTCAATTTCGCTAACTGTTGATGGAGCGGGATCAATCTCAACGCGCGTACCGTCTTCAGTGGCAGTATCTGGCTCTAACGTCACTCTGGGTACTGCTCCTAAGCTGGGGGCACTTACTTCCGGCACCGCTGTTGGGTACACTCCTGGCGCTTACAGTATTACTACTGCTGGTGACAGCTTTTCGTATACAGAATCGTACATAGAAGGTGATGACGTTCCAACCGTACTTTCAACAACTGTCACTGCTGGTGTAGTCCCAGCAATGCCTATCTTTGGCAGCAACACTACAACTTCGGGCGGTGTAGCAGGCACTCTGGCGGGCACTATAGACACTGGCGGCGCGATGACAATTACTGCTGGTGGAGCAGGCACAACTGCGATTGGTCAAGTGATCCAAGAGTTAACAGTTAAATAATGCGTATCTTTTTGCTTGCCCTTTATGCAGGTTTTGACCTGCTAGCAACTGCCGCTGCAGTAGCAATCCCCGTAGTGCCAAATTTTCAGCAAGGTGTGCTGTCTTCTACAACACGCACCAAAACAAAAGTAACTGAAGTGATCAACTCTTATGAGTACAGAACGGGCTATGAGTACACCGTAACCGGAACAAATATTGCCCCCGTTGACGGCGCTATTGCACCAGCTAGCCTCACTTCAACAACAAACACACTAAATGGTGTTTCTAGTCGTTGGACTGGTCTTGACCCTGCTAGCAAACCTGTTTGGAACGTCGTCAAAGAAGCCAAAGCGTTTCAATTTACCGAAACGCTTCAAGGGCCAGGACTTACAAATCACACCCTGATCAACAGGGATACAGACGTTGAATCTTTAACCGAAACGACAAGCACATTTAGCCAATGAAGCGAGTCATCGCAGCCCTTTTGCTTGTTGCTGGGCCTGTCAATGCTCAAGTCTCAAGCACTGCCGCTCCAGTCGCAAACAGCTCTGGATCAGTCACAAACCAAGCTGTTCAAGTTGTGCCAGCAAGGCAATTTACCAATACTTACGGGTCAGGGATTAGCTGCCAAGGCACAACCTTAAGCATCAATCCTTTCATCAGTTCAACAACAGGTTGGGCACAACCATACGAAAAGCATTACAACGAACCTGTCTACGACACTCTTGATCTTGTTGGTGCGTTTGACCCTGAAGGTAATCCCGTCCCAGATGGCAGACCAGATAATCCAGGCAATGTACTTTTTTACAAGCCCACTCGTACAGGGCAAAAAACAAACCTATCAATCAACGGTGGCATTACAGCCACGATTTCGATACCTCTGGATCGTCATCACGTCAGGACTTGTCGCAAAGCAGCCGAAAAACAAGTGGCGCTTTTAGACGCAACACTTGCAGACAAAAGACTTAACTACGAAATTGCAAGATTGAAGAACTGCGCAAACTTGATGAAAGAAGGCGTCATGTTTCATCCTAAAAGCCCCTATAGCAAAATATGTGCTGATGTCGTCCTAACGAATCCGCCAGGCGTCTTACCGCCCCACATCCATTCAATGCCTATTTCTTCAAAGTCCGTTGAAACTTCCGACGCTGCCAAGCAGACTCAACAACAGTAGTTTTTCCTAGCTTTTCTTTAATCTTCTTAATCGTCTTTTTGACCGCTGGCTTAATCGTCTTTAGCAAAATATCGCCCAATGGCTTGGCTAGGACTGCCGCTGTTGTAGCGACAACCGCAATCGTTGCAGTCGTGACCACAACAGGCGAGCCAGGTAAATGGTTGCCGAGAATCGCTGGTACGTCCAACGACTTGAACTGGGTTTTGCATTCTCCATCGACACGCTTATAGCCAGTAATGACAGCAGTCTGAAGCTTATTTTTTGCTCCTATAGGTATTGCGTCGGGTGGCGGACATGGCAGTTCTACGTCTAAATTTGGAATGTCAGGCGATTGAGGCACGCTTGGCGAAGGGGACTTAGCCGGTTGCTTGTCAGCCGGTTTTTTCTTTGGCGTATCCATGGCTGGCGGCTTTGCTGCCCCATAGGTCAACGTCCCAGGCGTAAAATTTATTGGGTCATAAGACGGCATCGTGCCATCACAGACAATAATGTTGCCTTTTGGATCGTTGTCATAAGCTCTGGCATTTCCAGGTTGTATGTTTCGTGTTTCAACACAACCCGGTATTTCAGCTACTGGAAAACCCAGCATTAAAGTAATAGGCGGTTCCTGTGGAACGCTTTGTGGTGATGTCGCTCTCCATTCAGGTATTTCAGGAACGCTAATACGCCCAATACCAATCTCAGGAATTTCAGGCATGAAGTTAGAACGGTTTGTCGCAGGTCAACTATGGATTGAACGCAAGAAAAATCGCGAAGGTCCACCCATTAGCTACACAGTGATGAAAGGCTTTAGCTCAATGGGTTTTACTGATCAAAAAGAAGTTCTGAATTTTATTCGTTGGCCAAAAGGCACTCCTACAGGAGATTCTGTGCGTGAATGGCTAGCAAGCTTTGACGACAGTACAGAGAATCCTGGCTTGGGAATAGACATGGCTCAGGTCACAAAAGAAGGTTTTGGGCCTGAAGCTCATGATGATCCAACGGCTAACACTAAAATGGTGACTTAGGCAGCTCAATGGCTGGACCTGTAGCTGATGGCAGCTCAGGCATCACGTCATCAATCTGACCAGGCACCACATCAGTGACCATTTTGGTCAACTCAAGCTTTAGCTCACTCATGTAATACTTCGTCAGCGATGGAATGCGCGTGTAAAGCATTAACGATCCAACAACCATGGTTGCTGACATGACAAAACCAAGAGTGCCAAACAGGTTGAAAACTTTTTGCATAATAAAAAAGCCCCAGTTAAGGGGCTGCGAGTCTGTGTGAAGGACTTGAAAGCAGACTAGCTCAGAAGCCGTACTTCAGGCCAAGCTTTGATCCCCAGCTAAAGTCGTCGCCAGTTACGCCGCTGAGTTCTCCGTAAACGGAAACGCTTTCAGCAACCTGAACTGATCCACCAAATTTACCGGCAAACTCAACTTCGTTCTCTGAACCGTTTGGCATCAGGATGGCAGGACCGCCCTGAACAAACCACGAATAAGCGCCTTCGCCGCCTTCGTAGCCAACGTCAAGATTCAACGCACCACCTAAGTAGTCGTCGCCAACAGTTGCGCCATTAAATTCTGGGTTCACATAAGGGCCGGCCAAGGCAGCTGAACCAGCGAGAACACCAGAAACAGCTACTGCGAGTGCTTTGATCATTTTTAGAAGAGGTTGAGTTTTCTTGGACCAGATTAGCTGGCCCAGTCAATAGACAGTTGCCAATCTGATCCTTAGTTTTCATCCGTTCCAGGGAACGTGGAGAAATGTTTTTTATGTAATCCGGTGTAAAGACCACGCTTTGGATGATCCGCTTTATCGCGGCCTTCAAGCTTATAGAGCATGTCCATCCACGTAACGCGGTTGTTCATTGCTTCAAGGTCTTCAGCACCTGGCTTGCAAGGAATCAGTGGATCAGGTCTAGCGGTCATACTCATCCTCGTAAAGGTCGTCGTTTGGGTCAAAAGCCAGGACAACTGCGGTCAATACAACCCCAGCCAGTACACCAAGAATAAACATCATGAAGGCTCCGCAGGCCAAGCTGTAGCGATGGCAGGGTTGGCGATCATTTGAATGTTGCCGTCACTGTCTAAGTCATCAACGGTTTCCATCACAGGATTGTCGTCAGAATCAACAACACCATTTCCGTCAGAGTCAGTCTGCTGCTGCTCCTTGGTCTTTGCAATCGTTGCCAATCCAAACAACAGCTCTTTCAACTCATCAACAGTCTTGCAAGCGTCAATCTCGGTTTGGCGCGTATTGCATGACGTACGAACCGCAGCTCTGTATGTCTTCCAGGCTGAAGGGATATTGGTGCTGGTTTCTTTTGCTTTAATAATGCGCCAATCAGATGGGGCAATCAACGAACCAGCAATGTCGTTTTGATTTGATTTCCATAGTGTCTTCAAACCCGTGGTTGTAACTTCAGAGCCATCAACAGTTTCTGTCTTGTCGTCTAGCTGTTTTGCAAGCGTCGGAGACCAATAGAACCGTTGATCATAAACAGGGTCATTAGCGCCCCAGGAAACACCAATCGCGTCACGATCTGCAGTGCTACTCAGGCGTAGCCAGTTTGCTGGATATTGTGTGCCATTGTCTGCGGTCCATGGTCGATCCATGGGTAAAGCACGACTGCCGATGTAGTAGCCCATGAAGATGCAGGTGATGAACTGAGTTTAACGAGCAAGCCCGCCATTGCTGGCGAACGGGTAAGAAGCAAATGCGAGATATATGTATGTTGCACCAGAGGCGTTCGTCCAAGAATCAGAACCTCTTAACTTAAAACCATTGCTCAACATATCCACAACTGCACTGTTAAAAGTAACTTCAGCGCCACTGGTATCTGCTAACAATGCTTCATTGGTTAAATTGCTTGGATCTCGTTGAGAATCGTATATAATCCAACTTCCTCCTCCTTGCGAAACATCTTTAAGAAGTAAAAACGCTGGCCTAAAGCCCAGAAACACAAACGGACCATCTGCAGATCCATTGCCGGTGTATTTTCCCATTGCGCTGTAGCCCTCGACAGGTGCGAAGCAGTAGGCCACATGCGTATAATTATTAGCCGTGAAATTGCCAATCCTAAAGCCAATAACCGACGATGTAATACCGTCACCCCAAGCATTACCTGCGTTAGAGAAATCATCTGTTTTATTTAATTTTGAAAACCTTGTTAAGTCATAGCCATGGGCTACATACCAGTCGTCTGCAACGCTTGTTGACTTGGTCACGACAAGTCCAGGCAGCGCATTTAAACTATGACCAACAGAAATGTAATCTCCACTTGAGCCGGTTGTCGTCCAAGTAACAATCGAGAACCCAGCACTTGGGTTGGCTCTTACTTGTGAAGCAATGCTGCCGTCGTTGTTAGTTACCGTCGATGTTCCGGCGT